GCCAAGAGAAGATTCAGCGATAGAGATATACAGGGTTAATTGTGAGGACGAGACAAGTCCTATCACATTGTTGTTTATTGAGATGACTAAAGAGTGGTGTAATCTTATGAAGAATGGTCATAAGAGAATGGGGAGTGCCTAATGATAAGTAATATAATACTAAGTCCTGAGCTACAGGCAAAGAGGGATCAGAAGAACGATTTGGAACAGATGCTTAAAGAGGCTACTGATCGCAGGGTACAAGAACGATTAAGAAAAATGTTGCGAGAGTTGGAGGCAAAGATAATATGTCCAAATTAAATACTTTCAATACAACAAAGATTAAAGATGAGGTGGGGACTAATTAATGATACATGTAATAAAACTTATAGATGATAATGAGTTCCATCATTATCAGGTAACTAATGAGGGGATGTGGATAGATAATAAGAAGGTTAAAAGAGAAGATTATTGTGAATACAAGGAAGACAAGGAAGAGAAAGGGCTGAGGTTTCAATGGTGAGATTTATCATATTCAATATACAGCGGTTGATATGGAGTTGGCAGGATGAAAGGGGTGAGGTATATTTCATGGATACATGGTGGGCACAATGAAGACAGATAGAAGAACATTCTTAAAGGGAGCTGTGGTAGGGTTAGGGTTAGCAATAGTTGCCCCTTTGTCTCTGTTAAAGGCTAAGCCAACTATTGCGCCTTCTAGACTACATGATTTTGATGAAGTTGGGAAAACTCTTAATGAGAACATGGCACAGAGGGCGGCAAGGAAGTTAAAAGAGAAACATGATGAGTGTTTGAGGGAGGTATTTGGGTTACCGCCTCTGCAAACATTTACCAATAGGAATTGTAAATTAATACAAAAACAAAAGAATCGCGATACTTGGGAAAAGATCGTGGTAGAAGTTCCTATGGAATATGTTGTTTGTTCTTTAGGGGATAAGGTAAGGTATGTAGATGATCGAGGAGCACACGAAGGTGTGGTTAGAAGAAGAGAACCTACATGTGCTTTATCAAGCCGCATAACAATAATCAATCCTATATATGCTAAAAGGGTTAAGGCTGTGAGGGATGGAAAGGTAATTGAGGTATTTGTATAATGAAGAGAAAACAAAAGATAGTAACTAATGTAGTGAAGGACAATGGGACTAACGGTAATGGCAATCGTATCCCTATGCCTGAGATCAACGGCAATGATAAGAACTATGTTAGTGATAAGGACATAACATTTACTTCTAATGAGTTTAGGAATCTAATCTCGGTTATTGATTCAAGATCGGCATTAGCTACTAGGGCAGGGAAGAGTTTTGGCAATGACAGGAACTTGTATAGATCGTTAGGATACAAAGACACGCTGACATTTGAAGACTTTTGGTCTGAGTTCATTAGGGAGAACATAGCAAAGAGAATCATTGAGGCATATCCTACTGATACATGGAGACTACGACCAGAGGTAGTGCAAAATGAAGATGATACAAAGGGGAAAGATAAGAAGAAGATAGATACGGCGTTTGAGATAAAGTGGAAGGAGTTAGTAACCAAGAAGAGACTGTTTCATTACTTGTCAAGAGCAGACAAGCTTTCAGGGATAGGGGCATATAGTGTTCTACTTCTTGGCTTTGATGATGTGAGTGAGGCAAAGGGATTAGATGAGCCGGCAGAGGGAGCGAAAGACCTTCTATTCTTACGTCCTTATAAGCAAGACAATGCGAGTGTTCATACGTTCGATGTAGATATAACAAGTGAGCGATATGGCTTGCCTGAGTTTTACAATATCAATCTTCAATCAGGAAACAGGGTAGAGATAACAAATAAGAAACCGAAGAGGGCAGAGAAGAGAAGACGCAAAGAATTAAACACATCAATCAACAAAACAGTTAAAGTTCATTGGAGTAGGATACTGCATCTAGCAGAAGACCTCTTGGAGGACGACGTAAATGCGGTGCCGCGACTCCAGCCTGTATTTAACGTACTAAAGTCCTTAGGGCTTATTGTAGGTGGTGCGGGGGAAATGTTTTGGAGAGGTGCTTTTCCTGGTTTAGCTTTTAGACTAGACAAAGATGCACAGATGGATCCAAAGCAAGGCAAGACAGCACTTGAGGAAATGATATCTAAATACCATCACAACTTACAGCGTCATTTGACGGTACAGGGAATGGAAGTAGATTCGTTAGCCCCTCAAGTCGCAGATCCAACAAACCACTTCGATATGTGTATATCAGTTATCTCAGCCACGATAGGGATACCTAAACGTATCTTCTTAGGAACAGAGAGAGGGGAGTTGGCTAGTTCACAAGATGAAAGAGCATGGCAGGAGAAGATAGAGGAAAGAAGATTAAATTATGCCGAGCCAATGATTCTTAGGGAGTTGATCAATCGCTTAATGATGGTTGGCGTACTCCCTGACATAAAGGAACAATATACAGTAATCTGGCCACCATTGAAAGTAGCAAGTGAGAAGGAGAAGATGGAAGTAAGTAAGCTGGCTACAGAGGCATTGGCTAAGTATGCTGACTCATTAGACGCAGGGAACATTGTACCACCTGAAATATACTTCAAAGAGTTCTTAAAGTTGGAAGACGATGTTATAGATCAGATCAATGCCATTGTTAGTGTTATGCAAGTGGAAGACGAAGAGGGTAGGGAAGAAGATGACAATGAGTTGAATGAGTTTAGGAAGAAGGCAAGGAGTGACGAACGTAAAGAAGAGTTCGATAAGGAGGAAGATAGAGAGTAATGAGATTATCTTATACAGATGCAAATAGAAAAGCTTATGTTAGAAAACATAAGAAACGCTTTCAGGATTGTGTGGAGTGCTTGTATATAAAATGTCCTTGCATTACTTGTGAAAAGATAATTGATGGAGTACCAGAGGGCTTCTTCGATAGGGTGAATCTACTACCTGATGAAGAGATATTCGATTCTAGTTTTGACAATGGTCATGTATTAGCATTGGAAAGATCAATGTCAGCCGCATCTAATAGATCTGTTACACAAAAACGAGATGGCAGTTATTAATTGAAAGGGAGAGTATGTTGAATCGGTTTAAGAAAGAAAGAGCAAGTAAAGATAAATCAAGAGATTACATACAAAATATACATGATTCGGTTATTAGAACTGAAGAGGGTATAAAGTATTTAAAAGAAGAACACACTAAAACGAATACAAGATTAACTGAGCATGAAGAGAAAGAAGAAAAGGCATTGTTAGAAATATGTGACAAGATTAATAATCATACTTGCGATCAATCAGTGGAGACGAAGGCTATTGTAGAAAAGCTTTCTGAAAGAACTAATATTCAGAATGGACACTTAGGAGATTTATCAGAACAAGGAAAAGCTTTAAAAGAACAAGGAGACAAAACTGAAGATTCATTAAAGACATTATTAAGTATAGCAGAGGGCAGAAAGAGTTTGTGGAAAGAATTAGGAATAGTAGGAACTTTTATTGTAATAGTAGGCGGCTTAGTTTTTGCGGGACTAGCATATTGGAAATAAAATACAAACAAAAGAAATTAAATGATAATCATAAACTAACGATCGTTAATCGTAGTAAGAAACATCATATAGATACTAAAAAGAAAGATAAGAAATAATGGCTCTAATACAGAAAATAGAATCATCAAATGGTAATGACTTTGTTACCTTTAGTACTCCTGGAGGTAATCCTCATAGGGGAGCATCATTAGTTGGCGCAAGCGGTGAGCATATAGGAATAGCAGGTTTTCCTATCATTTCATCTGTCACTGGTGATGTGGAAGTAATTCAGCCTACCCATGATGATCTAAATGCTAATGCTAATATTCAGGTGGGCAACGCAGATGCTAGTTCATCAAATCCTGTTCCTATTAGCAATACCTCATCAGGAACGCAGAAAACAATTATTAGTAGATATTTAGATACCGTAGGAGATGGTTCAGGAAGTAAAAATGCGAATGGTAATTATAGTGGAGCAGAAGAGATATTCTTTTGTCAACCTGGAGCTGGTGAGATACTTAGAGTATCAAGAATAATTATATCTATTGAAGATGGTCAAGGCTTTAGGGCAGAACGATACGGTGCAATTAATAGTGCTTTATCTACTGGAATAACTTTGAGAACAGCGAATGACTCAGGGGCACTAGTAGACTTCACTGATGCGTTACCAATACAAACTAATGCAGGTTGGGGCGCTCTTTGCTATGATGTTGATGTTAAGACATGGGGAGCAGGAAATGAGTTTCTGGTTGCAAGGTTTACTTTCTCAAAGTCAGGGCAGTTTGTAAGATTAGTTGGAGATGATAATGAAAGGCTTGAAGCAGTATTCAATGATAACCTAACTGGATTAGTAAACCACAACTTTATACTTCAAGGATATATGGAATAATGTGTATAACTTGCAATACAAATACTGATTCTTCAATAATGGCAATAAATAGAACGGTTAAGGGAGATCCTACCCGCACTCTATCTATTCGCAATAGATTTATAAAGGATCTTAATAAAAGATTCAATCTATTAATTAGAGAAATTAATACAGCTATTATTCAGAATGATGTTTTTGGTTTAAGAAACCCAGTTGGTCTTCAATCAAGACCGAGACAGTTTGCTTTCAAAAGGGATGCCGATAAGATAAGAGCCTTTGAAGATTGGTTAGAGATACAAGAAGAAAAGTATATTCTTAGTGGAGGACAAGCTGGTATACAGACGATAGGAAGGCATGGATCAAATTGGACAGACATATATATTCGTTCTGCTTACCAAAGAGGAATAGGAAGATCAAGGGCTGAGTTAAAGAAAGCAGGAATACAGGTTCCTACTTCTTTAGGTAAAGATACTGGTGGAGAGATCATAGCGGCGTTTAACCAACCAATGCACATAGACAGGGTGCAGATGGCATTCACTAGAACGTTCACAGGATTAAAGACAGTAGTCAATAGAATGGATGGAGAGTTAAGTAGAAGGTTGGCTCAAGGAATGGTAGAAGGTAGGAATCCTAAAGAGCTAGCAAAAAGTCTTACGGACTTTATAAAAAATAAAAGCATGAATGATGCTCGGACTTTAGCTCGTACAGAAGTCATTAGGGCACATCATTCCGCTACGATAGGAGAATATAGAAGGGCAGGGGTTGAGGGAGTCAAGGTCAAAGCAGAGTGGTTAACGGCTGGGGATAATAGAGTTTGTCCATCCTGTGAAGCCAATGAAGGAATAATCTTTACTCTTGATGAAATAGAAGGCTTGATTCCCTTACACCCTAACTGCCGATGTATTGCATTACCAGTGGTAGATTAATTTTATAGTATAGGGGGAAAGTATGAAATATGTGTGGATAGCATTAGTGGCAGGAGCAGTAGGTATTTTGTGTGGTGGTTGTGTAGTAGAGGGTTTAAAGGTAAATAGGGTTGATACCAAGCCTAGTGCATCTGCCGATAATGTTAATGTACCAGTACCAGCATCACCGACACAGTAATTTTTTTAAACCTTAACCATAGGGAGTATGTAAGATGAGTTTAATATTAACAAATTTAGCAATCGGTTTATTGGCTTCATTAGCTACTAGCATGGGAACTTATGTAGCAAAGATGAAGGGTGGAGAAGTATTTAGTACGGCGAAGTTTGGAAGAACAATGGCTACTGGAGCGGCAACTGGATTAACTATGGGACTAGTGGGCAATACAGTAGAGAGTCCTGAGGCTGTGGCAACGACTACGGGACTTAGTTTAGGACTGGTGAATATATTAGATCAGGGTGTGAAGTTTATCTGGAGATTGTTTAGTAAAAAGAAAACTGTTTAAGGAATAGCGAATGAAAGGGAAGAAGACAAAAAAAGAGAATGCTGTCATTACTATAGAGGCAGATGATACCACAGTTGTGATCGATACAGAGGGTGGTAATTCTGAATCTTCTAGTGATCAAGTAGAGACTCCCGTAAGGCAGTCTGGAGAGTCAGGACAAACATTTATGGCAAGATGTATGTTTGACGCTACGATGGTGGTGCAGTTTCCTGATCAGAGTCAAAGGAATAGTGCATGTGATAGAATACTCAATGGAGAGGTAACAAAGAATATGAAATCATTAAGTGTATTAAAATGGCATAGTATTAAGAATGTATCTATTCGTAGGGAGAGTAAGAACGGTTTAGACTTTATTGTAGTGCCTATTATCGCCCTAGTCGAAGGCGTACATGCAGGTTCTGGCGGTGCAGTAATGTACCCAGGCGCCGAGATACAGAGGACAGCAGGGGACTGGAATGGTGTACCGCTTACTATTGATCATCCAGAAGTAGATGGGAATCATGTTAGTGCTCTAAATCCTGAAGTATTAACGAAGTGGGCTGTGGGTACTTTCGAGAATGTTCGCTTTGAAAATGGTAAACTCGTAGGGGAAGGTTGGATTAGTTTAGAAAGAGTTCAGGAAATATCACCTAAGACTTTACAGCTTATTCAAGAGGGGCATCCATTAGAAGTATCTACTGGTTTGTTTACCACAAGTGATAACCAATCAGGGACATTTAACGGTGAATCATTTGATAGTACGGTAAGCGACTTTGTACCAGATCATTTAGCATTACTCCCTAACGATGTGGGAGCTTGTAGTTTTCAAGATGGTTGTGGAGTAAGAAGTAATAAAGAGCAGGGATGCGGCAGTGACGCTTGTAGATTAAAGAGAAGTATTAATATTAAAGAATTAAAAGCAAAAGGGGGTGAAGACAAAATTGATGAAAAAGAGTTGATGAAGTTGAAGGATGCATTCATTACGTTTAATAAATCTTTTGATGAGCTTTCGCTGAACGAGTTGTCGCATAGTAAAGTAAGAGAGCAGTTGATTGGGATAGTAAACGATATGGATGTAGCAGGAGTATCAGTAAACTTCTTGAGGGAAGTCTTTAACGATAGGTTTATATTTGAGAAGATAGATATGGAGAATAATAAGAGAACCTTGTTTTCACAAAAATTCTCTATTAATAAAGAAGATCTAGTAAATGTTAAAGGCGAAGCGAAAGAAGTGAGGGAGAAGATAGAATTTATAGATGTTAATTTTAAGAAGGAGGATAATGTGGACGAACGAGAGAAGTTAGTCAATGCACTCATACAAAATGAGAAGGCTCCGTATGATGAGAGTGATAGGGAGCATCTCACGAATATGGAAGACGGTAAGTTTGAAAATACCGTAAAGTTTGTTGACTGCCAGTGCAAGGAGAACCTGGAAGAGCAGGAAGAAGAAACTCCAGCACCAGCGGCTAACAAAGCAGAAGCAAAACCGGAAGTAGTTGTTAATGCTGAGAAGAAGGAAGTATCTATTAGTGACTTGCCAGTAGAAGCACAGGCAGTCTTTAATAGGGGAATAGCAAAGTACGAGCAGGAAAAGAAGTTCCTTATTGAGGGACTGCTAAAGAATTCTCGTAATCCTTTCCCAGCAGAGGTACTCAATGCTAAAGATGTTGATGAGCTTGAGGGTCTTTGTGCATTAGCAAAGGTACCAGTATTTCTTGGTAACAGGGCACCTGCTACTAACTTGGATATTGAGAATGTTAGTGATGACACTCCATCAATGCCAAGTTACACACAGATAGTTCTTAACAAGGGCTTGATGGACGACGGTACTCAGTTGTCAATGACTTAAAGATATTTATTTTCTATTTAAATTTTAGTTGGAGGGTTTTGGATTATGTCAAGTAGAACAGTTGTGCAAATGGGTGATCCGCTCCAGAAGGAGAGAACTGCAACCGCAGTTGCAATACTTCCTGGATACCTTATAGAACAGGTTCCTGGTGCTGAAACGGTCAGGGCTCATTCTACTGCGGGTGGTAGAGCGAATATTGCTGTTGCTATTGAGAACAGTAATGCAGGTGGAGAAGTTACGACTGCTTATGCGGTCTCTTCTAAGATTCAGTACGTTACGCCAAGATCTGGAGACGAAATACTAATGATGATTCAGGCAAGTGAGAATATTGCTATTGGAGATTGGTTAGAGTCTGCAGGTGACGGTGCTCTTAGGGAGTTGGTAGAAGTAGATAAAGGCGCATCAGCTTCAGGGAACATCCAGGGTGAGAACATTATAGGACGCGCCCTAGAAGCAACAAATGTCGGCACTGATGCTTTGATCAGAGTTGAGATACAGTAAACAGTAATTTATTTTAATTTTTATACGTGGAGGATTTAAATGCTAACAAATGCAATGGAAGCGGCAGATGTAGACATTATCTCTGGCGGAAAGGGTATGGGAGCAGTAGCCAACGTTCTTCTTAAGAACAAGTTGAATACTGAAGCTCTTAGAACAAATGCAACCCTGACGCACGAGCAATGGATACAGATTGATAGGGTCATATTACAGGAAGCCCTGAGAAGGATGACTGGTATTAATGATCTTATTAGTAGAGGACTTACATCTCCAGGTGGTGGCTTAGGGAAAACGGTACACCAATGGCAGGATGCAAGTGATACAAGTGATGCAGAAGTAAACATGGATGGTAAGAGTAGGGCGTCTAGAGATAGACAGGAATTTGATACTAACTTCCTCCCTATGCCAATTATCCATAAGAACTTTGATTTCTCAATCAGAGAACTAGCGGCAGAAACTACTCAGCCTTTGGATACTACAATGGCAGAGACTGCGGCAAGAAAAGTTGGTGAGAAGTTGGAAGACATACTGTTTAACGGTCTAAGTGCATATACCTTTGGAGGCGGTACAGTTAGAGGGTATACAGATCACGCAGACAGAAATACAGTTACGCTTTCACAGAATTGGGACGCATCAGGTAAGACTGGGCAGGAAATAGTAACAGATGTATTGAACATGAAACAGGCCGCGATTAATGACAGACACTACGGTCCCTACATGCTCTACATCCCTACTGCCTACGAAACTGTTCTTGACGACAGCTTCAGCACTCAGTACTCTCAGAGTATTAGGGAAAGATTGCTTTCAATATCTAGCCTTATCGATATTAAAGTATCTGACTTCTTGAGCGCGAACAATGTTGTCTTGGTCTCAATGCAGAGTGATGTTATTCGTTTGATCAATAGCCTGGATATAACAACTGTTCAATGGGATACAGAGGGTGGAATGCAACAGAATTTCAAGGTCATGGCTATCATGATCCCTCAGGTAAGAAGCACCCAGGCGAACAGATCAGGCATTGTTCACTTATCATAACCTAATGAAACAGTAACCAATCTGTAATTAGGTTTTATTTAAATTTCTTTTTAACCATAAAAGAGAGGGTATTAAAAGATGGGAAAGATAAAGTTACAAGTAAAGTACAAGGCAAAACATTATTGGAAGCAGATAACACCTGGAATAGTAAAAGACGCACAGGGTAAGCCATCAAAGAAGTTTGCAAGAAGAAGGCTGTTGTGTGGGCAGGGAACAGAAAGACTTAATGGTGAAGTAGTAGCTCATGGAGATATCATTGAGGTAGATGATATCGCAGAGGTAGGAAGTGCTATAGATAAGTTCATTGTTCTTAATCCACAAGATGTGCAGAGAATGACTGATTCAAAAGAGGGAGCTGAAGAAGTTGTTCGTAAGAAGAAAGGACTCAAGAAGGTTGAGAGGGAAGATGGAGAAGGTTGGGATGTCATTAATAGAGGTACTGGGCTTAAGGTTAATGATGAGCCTTTAACTAAGAAGGATGCTTCTTCAATGGTAAAGGATAGTAAAAAAGATGACTGAGATTGGGAGTATGTGGACAGCCGTTAAACTCTGGCCCAACTCTACAGTCTTTATAGTAGGGGGTGGGGCTAGTCTTAATAAAACTGGCTTAGTCTGGGGAAAAGAAACTAGAGACGAGATTAGGGAATCAGTTAATCAAAGTCTAGCTTGTATTCATGACAAGAGGGTCATTGGAGTTAATAATGCCTTTGAGTTAGGGGATTGGGTAGATGTACTTTTCTTTGGAGATCAGCGATGGATAGAATGGAACAGGGCAAAAGCCGCGGCATTCTCAGGGCTTACTGTTACTAATGTTCCAAAGCTTAACGCAGGAAGCTGGGTTAAGAAACTATTGAGGACTGAGCAGTTTGGTATTGATACGAAACCCACTCACTGTTCTTGGAATAAAAACTCTGGTTGTGCGGCTATTAATTTAGCTGTGCATCTAGGAGCCAAAACAATAGTGCTCATTGGGTTCGACATGCAGGTAGGGGCGAATCAACAGCACGACTGGCATAGAATACATAGAGTAGAAAATCATCCTACTCGTGATTTGCCGTATGAGCAAAGGTTTCTACCGCCTATACCTGAGATCAAGAGGGATCTTGATAAGCTAGGGATTAGAGTAATTAATACCTCAATGCAAAGTCAGATAAAAGAATTTGAGAAGATGGAACTAGAGGAGGTAATGAAATTATGCTAACCATAGCATGTGTGTTAAAGAGTGGTGGAGACTATGATTGGGAATATGTTAATAGGTTGAAGAAGAACATTGACGAGAACATAACTCATGAATATAAGTTTGTTATTTTTACTGATATGTGGGAATCAAAACAATGTCCTCCAGAGGGAGTAGAGATTCGATATTTAGAATCAGAATTTAAAACCTATTGGTCGAAGTTAGAATTGTTTAGATTAACGGGAGAGGTACTATACTTTGATTTAGATACTATCATACTTAATGGGTTAGACTTTCTTATTGAGGGGATTCGTACTATGGTTTCCTTTCATCCTGAGAAAGATCATTTCTTTATGATGAAAGCTTTTAATAGACATCGTAGATATGCGTCAGGGATCTTAGCTTGGAATGGAGACTTCGAATGGTTGTACTCCTCTACCAAACCAGAGATGATTGAGAGGTATGGTAAGTGGGAGCAGGACTACATCGTAGATCGTTTGTGTAGTGTAAAGCAAAAGATTAATTTCATAGACGACTGTATGGGTGGGGGGATTATTAGTTATAAGCATCACTGTATAGCGGGTATACCAAAGAGCGCCAACATAATCTGTTTTCATGGAAAGCCAAGACCTAGGGAAGTCAATTGGTTGGAGGAGGTACTCATTGGTAAATAAAAAAGCTTCTTATACAGCGGCAAGCACTTTCCCTGTAAAAGTATTGCAGGACACAGGGGCAGTAGATTATGCTGGTAATATACACCCTAGGCATATTCAGCTGTGCATCACTAACAAGTGCAATCTTAGATGTTCTTTTTGTTCGTGCTCAGATAGGGCAAAAGATACAGCAGAGATGGAGATTAATGATGCTGAACAAATAGCAGAAGATTATGGGGACTTGGGTTGTAAAGCGGTTACTATAACAGGGGGCGGTGAGCCTTTGATGCATTCACACATTAATGGTATTATTAATGTGTTTGATAGAAATGGAATAAAGGTAGGGTTAGTAACAAATGGAATGTTGCTGAATTTATTAACTCATGATAGCTTGGAGAAGTTAGATTGGATTAGAATATCATTTGATGACTCTAGAGACTTGAGGGAAGTTAGTCAAGTGTTGGCAATATGTCCTACTGATACAACTGATTGGGCATTTAGTTATGTAGTGTCTAGGGAACCTGATATAGATAAACTATGTCGAGTTATAGAGTGTGCCAATAGACTTAACTTCACACATGTGAGGGTAGTATCTGATCTGTTAGATGTAGATCATGTTCCTGATATGGAAGTTATAAAGGCAGAAGTAGCAGAGAAAATAAATGATGATAGGGTTATTTATCAGGGACGTAAAGACTTTACTAAAGGAACTGACAAGTGCTTTATCTCATTACTTAAACCAGTAATAGATGTTGATGGTAAATTGTATCCATGCTGTGGAGCACAATACGCCCTAGACGATTCTAACAACTCATACAATTATAAGATGTGTATGGGAGATACTAAGGACTCAATGAACATATTTCAGAATCAAAAATATTTTGACGGTAGCAAATGTGAGAAGTGTTATTACAGCTCTTACAATGACGTATTGAATATGATGGTTACTGAGGTAACTCATAGGGAGTTCGTGTAATGAATATACCAAAAAGATTATTCTTATACTGGGGAAGAAACAAACCACTTTCTTATCTCAGATACTTAACGGTTAAATCATTTATGAGTTTGAATCCTGATTGGGAAGTGGTAGTATATTACCCAACTGAAACTTATGTGGGGGAAGATTGGGATACAGGGGAGCAGAGTAGGTATCAGTATAAAGGTATGGATTATTATCTTCAGCTTGTTAGGGATATGGAAGATGAAGAAATGCTTGAGCTTAGAGGGTTTGACTTTGATCAAATGGGAATACCAAAGAATACTCCAGAAGTAATTAGATCAGACATATTGAGGTTGCATCTTTTGCATGAAGAGGGCGGTGTGTGGAGTGATTTTGATATCTTCTATATAAAGCCTATGTCAAAGTTTAGTTTCGTTAATGGTTGTGAAGCCTATGTATGCAATAATGATCAAAAGTATTTCAGCATAGGCTTTTTAATGGGGGCAAAGGGAAATAAGTTGTATCAAGCGTTATATGCTCAAGCTCTCTATGAATTGGTTGTAGGAAATTCAAACGACTATCAAAGGGTAGGTAGTAAATTATTTAGAACAAATATCGGCAAGGATTGGGAGTATCTTCAGAAAGATTGGAACATAGCAAACATTGAAGATAAGTGTGTATACCCTATTGCCTATAACAAAGTGCAGAAGTTATTTCATAATGATGTAGCTGATTTAGAACATTCTATTGGAGTGCATTGGTTTGGTGGTAATTCATATGCAAGTGCTATGGATAATAGATTAACCCCTGACAATATAGATGACTTTACAGATAGCACAATGAAACGATTAGTACAGGAGATGAATCTTGTCACAGCTTAAAATTGGATTTATGGAATCCCCTGCACCTTGGCTTTGTCGTCAAGAAGCTCAAACAGCTTTAGGGTTATTGTATCTTGCTACAGTAGTGAAAGAGGCAGGTTATAAAGTGCAGATGTATAAACCTAAACGGCAGGAAGATTTGATGGAGATTGCTTATTGCGATATCGTTTGTATGGGGGGAACAACTTTAGAATACCCAATGAACGTGGAGTGTGCTTTGGCTTTAAAGAATCTTAATCCTAATATAAAAATATTTACAGGTGGTGCTCATGTAACTGCAATGGGGGGCGATGTTGCTAATATCTTTGATCGTGTATGTATAGGAGAAGGTGAA